CCGGATTTTGCACCAAGTCAGTGGGTACACCATTCAAAACAAGACCCTAATTATGTAAGTGACACAGCAAGGGTATTTGACAATCTTTATGCGGAGCAAGACGATGAAGAAGATGATGAATAAAAAGAGCAAGGGTATGGCTCGTGGTGGACGTTCTGCCATGAAATCTAAAGGATATGCCAAAGGCGGTAAAACAAAAATGCGTTCTAAAGGTATGGCTAAAGGCGGTAAAGCAAAAATGCGGTCTAAGGGCATGGCAAAGGGCGGTGCAAAGATGACTCTTGCATCAATTCGTTCTGCTGCAAAAGCAAAAGGCTACAAGCTAGTAAAAGTGTAGTCATGGCTAGACGTGGACTATATGCCAACATAGCTGCTAAAAAACGCAGAATAAAGGCGGGTAGCGGAGAGACTATGCGTAAACCCGGAAGCAGGGGTGCGCCAAGCAAAGCTAACTTCAAACGTGCAGCACAAACAGCAAGGAAGAAGTGATGGCTCGTAAACAAGATAAGATGCCAGCCCGTAACAAAAAGAACTTTCGACCAACGAAGTCGGGAGCAGGAATGACTAAAGCTGGGGTGGCTGCTTATCGGCGAAAGAACCCCGGTTCCAAACTAAAAACAGCAGTAACAGGAAAAGTAAAGCCGGGTAGCAAAGATGCTAAACGGCGTAAATCTTTCTGCGCTAGGTCTGCTGGACAAATGAAGAAGTTTCCCAAAGCTGCTAAGAATCCTAACAGCCGTTTGCGTCAAGCAAGGAAGAGATGGAAATGTTAACTGCACTGATTGGACCCATAAGCAACATCGCTTCTACGTGGCTTGAGGGCAAAGTAGAAGAGAAAAAAGCACAGTCAGCTACAAAGGTAGCCAAGGCTCAAGCGGAAGCTGTAGTTATGCAGAAAAAAGCTACAGGCGAAATTGATTGGGACTTAGAGATGGCTCGTGCTTCATCATCAAGTTGGAAAGACGAGTGGCTGGTAATTTTGTTTAGTATCCCGCTGATACTAGCCTTCATACCCGGCATGGAAGAAGTTGTAGCAAACGGGTTTCTGCAGTTAGAAATGATGCCTGAGTGGTATCAATATTCCTTGGGAGTTATCGTTGCCGCTTCTTTTGGCGTACGTTCAGCTACAAAATTCTTTGGTAAAAAATAGAAAGAGATACAACTAATGTCTATTAAAGGTAGAAATAAATCTCGTACACAAAACATAGTAGAAGCTTCTGCTGTTGGTTCAGCTGCTGCAGGTGCTGCATTAGCTGCTTACGATGCAAATTCTTATGCTCGTAAGAAAAAAGCATATGAAAAGAATCAGCAACAAAAAAGACAGGCACGTTCTCAAAAGATAAAAGCAAAAACTAATGTAATAAAAACAAAAACTGCTAAAATGGAATTGGGTAGAATAACAAAAATTAATCCAAAAGATTTAAGTACACAAGATAGAAAAATTCGTAAGGAATTAATTAAAAGACAAAAAGATATTATAAAAGGAGCAAAACCACAAACACTAGCAAAATCCGCAGCTAAGTTAGGTTTACGTAGTATTCCCGGTGTGGGTGCTTTTATAACGGCATTTAGTTCAAAACCTGCAGGACAAGGTTCTGCATTAACAGGTCCGGGGTCTAAAAGAAAATAATGGTTGATTGGTGGAAAAGATGGCTGCAGTTTAATGTTACAGCCAAGCTAACTATGATTGCCTCTGTTGCGATGTCATGGCGGTGTGCAGAGTGGTTTATGAACTTAGAAGACCCGACAACACAGCAGTCTGCATTTGTCTCCGTTATAATGGGTGTTATGACAGGTGTGTATGGTATCTATCTAGGTAGAGAAGCGAAGGGTAAGTAGCATGCCAGTCCCAGCAGCACCAGCAGTAGTAATAGGTAGCAGAATAATCGCAGGAGCAGCTTCTGCGCTTTATAATTCTATAGCAGGGGCAAAGGAAGCACAAGCACCTGCACCTACTTTTGATGATGATGTAAGAAGTAGAGAACTCTTAAAATCTTCACGAGGAAGAAAAGCTTCATCTTCTGCGGAGAAACCTGACTAATGGTATTTGACCACTCCCAAAGAACAACCGAAGAGCAAGCAAGAGAGAACCGCAAAATGAAATACAATCGTGAGGCTCTGATTGACCAATTAATTCTGCACGAAGGTATGGAGTTGCAAGTCTATCAGGACCATCTTGGTATCGATACAATCGGTGTAGGCAGAAACCTTGAAGACCGTGGTATTACCGACGGCGAACTTGCTTTTATGAACATGTTAAAAGCAGAGGTATACGAGCAGGGCATAACAGAAACCCACGCTCGTTTCCTTTTATCCAACGACATAGATATTGTAGAAAAAGAACTAGTCGCATCACATCCTTGTACAGCAGGGCTTGATGATGTTCGTTGCCGTGTACTTTTAGATATGGCGATAAACCTTGGTATGCCAAGATTAAACAAATTTAAAAACATGTGGAAAGCTGTACATGACCGCGACTTTTCTTTGGCAGCAGTCGAGATGCTTGATTCGCGTTGGGCATCACAAGTAGGACAACGGGCGGTACGTTTGGCTGACGCTATGCGAGATGGAGAATTACGTGTCTAAAATGGAAGCATTTAAATCAGGATTTGGATTTGGTAAAGAGGAAGAAAAAAAGTTACTTCCTAAACAGTTTCCTGTTGATGCGCCGCTGCGTATGCACAAAGAATACTATGACGAGTATATTGGAAACAACTTTGCACAAGAATTTTTAGAAGAAAAAGGAATGAAAATTGCTGATGAGTATTCGGCAGATTCTTTTTCTGATTACATTAAACTTAGGGGAATAGGCAAAGTGTATGGGGGCAAAGTTCAACCTCGCCATGCTTTGGGCAGCACGGAGAAACCATAATGCCAGTAGAATTAAAGCCAGAAAAGTATAGGGATGCTTTGAAAAGTCCGGGAGATGATGGGGCAGAAACCACTACTAGAGAACAAAAGAGAAAAGTTAGACGTGGACAAGAGTCAAGTACAATAAGAACGATTACAAAAGACTCTAGGACCTCTCCAAAATACACTGGACAAGATGCACTTCTATCTATGCGGCTAAAAGAAATAGATGAAGAATATAATCCAGATGGGCGGCAAGCATTAAAGAAGGGCGGCAAGGTAAAGAAAAGCAAGAGCCGCGTCAACGAGGCTGGTAACTATACCAAGCCCAGCATGAGAAAGCGTTTGTTCAACCGTATTAAAGCAGGCGGAAAAGGCGGCAGGCCGGGACAATGGTCAGCAAGAAAAGCTCAAATGCTGGCGGCTGCTTACAAAAAAGCAGGCGGTGGTTACAAAAATTAGGAGAATAGACGTGAAACCAAAAGCTAAAAAACAAGTAAAGAAAGTAATTAAAGGTCTTAAAAAGGCAGTTAAAGCTCACTCGGGACAGGTAAAGACCTTAACAAGTGCAGTCAAAAATAGCAAAGCAAAAAAATCTAAAAAGTAGAAACAGGTAAAGACCTACATGCCTCGTCTGAACGAGAATACAGAGGTTGCGCTGCCTCTCCGCAATATCATCAGTATGGTTGCAGCAGCATCTCTTGCTACTTGGGCATACTTTGGTATCATAGAGCGTCTTAATCAAATAGAGACTAACATCACAATGATGGAGTCTGACCTAGAACAGAATACTGAGTTCCGTATAAAGTGGCCTAGAGGAGATATGGGCAGTCTACCTGCCGATAGCGAACAGTTCATGTTAATTGAACATCTTGCTGACCAGATAGATGAACTAACTACACAGATAGATGAAGGTCGTGCGCCACATGACCAGCAACAGAAACTAACACTTGAGTTCTATGAAAAACGTATTAGTGCCATAGAAGCCCGTCTTGAGAAGATGAGAAACGGAAAGCATGATTAACGAGGTTATTACACTAATACTCTATCTTGCAGGAGATATGGCAGAATACACAGAGTATGCAAAGCTATCAAAGTGTTTGAAGGCAAAGCGCACGATAGAAAGAAACTTATACAAAGATACAGGCAATGTGCGATATGCGTGTGAATCACGAGTAGTTGAAATAAGCAAGGGGCTAGACGGTAAGAATTACATCGTAAAGATTGTGGAGTGATTTATGGTTGTAGCAGAGGTACTGACAGGAATCGCTCTCGTAAAGCAAGCCACAGATTTTATTAAATCTAACATCAATGCTGCTAAAGATATCGGACAGATAGCAGATAAAATTGATGATTTGTTTCGCGGGGAACACGAGGCCCAAAAAGCACGTAACAAAAAGGCAGGTATTGATACCTTTAGTGTAAATTCTGTTGCACAAGAGGTTATCGATGCAAAGTTAGCGGCTGAAAAATTACGTGAGGTAGCTGTTCTTATAGACATGAGATTTGGCCCCGGAACATGGGCAGGCATAGTAAACGAACGTGCCAAACGAATACAGGAAGCAAAAGAGGCAGAGAGGAAAAGAAAGATAGAACAGGCTCGTAAAGAACACGAGTTTTGGGAAGCAGCAAAGGCAACAGCGATAGCTGTAGTTGCAATCGGAGCGATGGCCCTATGCTTTGTTGTTGTGTTGACTTCTTCTATCTAGAATTGTATACTAAAGTATTTGGAGAAATTGATGCCTTTACCTAAACTAGCAATAGATGCTTTGCTATTTAAATATCAAGCGGAGATGAAAGATGCAACGTATGTACTTAGCAATTATCTCAACAATCCGGTCGCTGTGGGAGAACATCCAGACCTTCTTGAAGAGATGGATAAAGCTATTGATAGATATGCTGAAGCGAATGAAAAGTTTGCTACACTTGTAAAATTAACGCGGGAGAAGAAAGATGGCACTGAAGAAGAGCCAACGCTCTTTGAAGGCATGGACTAAAC